ACACTAGAGAAACAGAGGGGGGGAAAAACGAGAACAAAAGAATGAGGTGGCTGACCGGTGATCGGGCATGATGGGGAGGACAACATGGAGGTAAAAAACAGAAAGCTTTCCAGCATTACTGCATACGGGAAAAATGCAAAGAAGCATGACAAAACACAAATCAACAACGTCGCGGAGAGTATCAAGCAGTACGGCTTTGTGCAGCCGATTGTAGTTGACCGGGACGGTGTGATCGTGATCGGCCACTGCCGCGCTATGGCGGCGAAGAAGCTGGGCATGGAAGAAGTGCCTTGTGTCTGCGTAGACGATCTGACGCCGGAGCAGGTGAACGCACTGCGGCTGGTGGATAACAAGAGCAACGAGAGCGACTGGGACTTTGACCTGCTGGCTGATGAGCTGCCTGGTCTTGACCTGTCGGCGTTTGACTTTGACTGGGGATTTTGCGACGAGCTGAACGATTCCGTTGTGGAGGATGATTATGACCCTGTGCTTCCGGCGGAACCGAAGAGTAAACTCGGCGATGTGTACCAGCTCGGGGACCATCGCCTTATGTGCGGAGACAGCACATCTTTGACAGACGTACAGAAGCTCGTAGGGGGGGCACAAATGGATTTGCTGCTCACAGATCCGCCGTACAATGTGGACTATCAGGGCGCCGCCGGGAAGATTAAGAACGACAATATGGAGGATACGGCATTTAGGCGGTTCCTGACGGATGCTTTCTCTAATGCGGCGATGGTTATGAAACCCGGTGCTCCATTTTACATTTGGCATGCAGGGCTTGAAGGATATAATTTTTTTGGAGCTTGCAAAGATGCCGCTTTGCGTGTGCGGCAGATGCTTATATGGGTAAAGAATATATCTGCGTTCGGCCGGCAAGATTTCCAGTGGAAACATGAACCGTGCCTGTACGGTGAGAGCGAGATTGAAGGGGACGAGCACGAGCCGTGCTTGTATGGATGGACGGAAGGCCACAAGCATTACTTCTTCAAAAACCGCAGGCAGACCACTGTTCTCAATTTTGATAAGCCAGTGAGATCAGCGGAGCATCCGACCATGAAGCCGATTAAGCTGTTTGACTATCAGATGCAGTGTTCCAGCAAGCCGGGAGAGAATGTGCTTGACCTGTTCGCTGGCTCCGGCACAACGATCATGGCAGCGGAGCAGAATGGCAGGCATGCTTTCTGCATGGAGTACGATCCGAAGTATTCCGATGTCATTGTTGACCGTTGGGAGAAGTTTACGGGAAAGAAAGCGGTGTTGCTGAATGACGATTGAAGAAGCACGGGCGATCATTGCCAAAACAAATAGCCCGTACCTAAAACGGGACATGGAAAAGTTTATCAAACGCCAGCAAAGAAAGGAGGGCGCGTATGGCAAGGCCAAGAAAGGAAATAGATCAGAAACAGTTCGAGAACCTCTGCGGCCTGCAATGCACGCTTGAGGAAATCTGCGGTTGGTTTGGTGTGACTGATAAAACACTGGATAGTTGGTGTAAACGCACCTATCATGCCAGTTTTTCCGAGGTATTTAAGCAAAAGCGAGGAGCGGGGAAAATTTCACTGCGCCGGAGCCAGTGGCGGCTTGCGGAAAAGAACGCGAGCATGGCTATTTGGCTCGGGAAACAATATCTTGGCCAGCGTGACGTTGTCGAGCTGGGTTTGCCGACTGATAACGCGCAGGAGGACGCGCTGAGCGTAAGCCTGCGCGAAATGGCGGAAGGGTTGGAGAGCGATGATTAGCTTAAAGCAGCGGAAAATCATTGCTTTCCCATATTCCAAGTATGACGCGCTGATTTGCGACGGCGCTGTGCGTTCCGGCAAGACCTCTATCATGATGTGGTCGTTTGTCCGCTGGGCGATGGAGAATTTCAGCGGTCATCGCTTCGGCGTGTGTGGCCGAACAGTGGATAGCTGCACAAAGAACATTATCGTGCCGTTTACGGCGATGAGCCTTGCGAAGGAGCGATATATCATCCGCTGGCGGCGCGGTGACAAGGTGATGGAAGTGCGGCGCGGAGCCGTGACGAATTACTTTGAAGTGTTCGGCGGTAAGGACGAGGCAAGCTATACACTGATCCAAGGCCGGACGCTGGCTGGTGTGCTGCTGGACGAGGTGGTGCTGATGCCACGATCGTTTGTGGAGCAGGCACTTGCACGTTGCTCTGTGGACGGTGCAAAGCTGTGGTTCTCTTGCAATCCCGGCAATCCCAACCACTGGTTTTACAACGATTGGATTCTGCGTCAAAGCGAAAAAAATGCGCTCTATCTGCATTTCGAAATGCAGGATAATCCGGGCCTGAGCAAAAAAACGCTCGAGCGCTTCGAAAAAATGTATTCTGGCGTTTTTTACGAGCGCTATGTGCGCGGGCGCTGGGTAGTGGCCGAAGGCCTTGTTTATCAAAAATTCGGGGAAGACTGCATCGTGCACGAGATTCCGACGGGCGGCGAATATTATATTTCCGTCGACTATGGCACGCACAATCCATTTTCAGCAGGGCTGTGGCACGTAACAAGCGAGCAGGCCGTGCGGATCGCGGAATATTATTATTGCGGCCGCGACGAAAAAGAGGAAAAATCCCCAGAAGAATATTACACAGAAATCAGGCGCTTGGCGAGCGGGAGAGACATACAATGCGTAGTCGTCGATCCGTCGGCAGACGCTTTTATTGCAACCATCAAGAAACATCACGAATACAAGGTGCGCGGCGCGGTGAACGACGTCATGCCAGGAATCCAGACGACTTCTGAAATGTTGGCCTCCGGGAAGGTTAAGATTTACGAGGGCTGCAAAAACACAATTCGTGAATTTGGCCTGTACCGCTGGGACGAAAAAAGCGAAGTCGACCGCGTTGTAAAGGAAAACGATCACGCGATGGACGAATGCCGGTATATGGTAATGACAATTTTGAGAAAGAAATTCAAAAAGCACGCCTATGTGCCGGAGCTGGCGAGATAAGAAGGTGAAACATGAAAACATATCAGGATTTTTTAGAGGTTGCGGAAAAGTCTGACCGGGAACGGATGGAATTTGTTCTGTCCGCGATAAATAATCACAAAGACTCGGATTTATATAAACAGGCGGTTATTGCGAAGGAGTATGACGCGCACAGGAATGTGACGATTGCTAATTTTCAAAAACTGCTTTATACACTCAACGGGAAAGTCATTCCGGACAACTACAGTCCGAACTATAAGCTTCGGAGCAATTTCTTTGCAAATTTCATCACGCAGGAAACCCAGTATTTGCTTGGGAACGGCGTGACACTGAAAAAAGTGGAAAACAAAGCGAAGTTGGGCGCTGGGTTTGACACACGGCTCCAAGACGCAGCACACGACGCGCTTGTCGGCGGCGTTTCCTATGGTTTCTGGAATTTCGATCACCTTGAAGTGTTTGATGTGACAGAATTTGTTCCGCTTCTGGATGAGGAAAACGGAGCGCTTCGGTCGGGCATTCGTTTCTGGCAAGTATGCACAAGCAAGCCGCTGCGTGCTACGCTCTTCGAACCTGACGGATTTACACAGTACATCCGACGGAGCGGGGAAGAAATGATGATCTTGGAGCCTAAGCGCGGCTATGTGGCTGTGGAAGCGACTTCTGAGATTGACGGGACTGAACTTCTGGCGTATCAGAATTATCCGGGCTTCCCTATTATTCCTATGTACGGGAACCGCGCAAAGCAGTCTGAGCTTGTTGGTCAGCGCGAGGCAATTGACTGCTACGACTTAATCAAATCCGGCTTTGCAAATACGGTTGATGATGCATCCGTTATTTACTGGACGATCTCCAATGCTGGCGGCATGGACGAGATCGATATGGCACGGTTCAAAGAGTCCATGCGGAGAATTGGTGTAGGTCTTGTGGACGATGACGGCGCGAAGGCGGAGGCTCATACGATCACAATCCCGGTTGAAGCTCGGGAAGCGCTTCTTTCCAGAATCAGCGACGATCTGTACCGAGATTTTCAGATGTTGGACGTTACAAAACTGCAAGGCGGCCAGAAAACAGCGACGGAGATCAATGCGGCATATCAGCCGATGGATAACAAGGTCGATCAATTCGAATACTGCGTAATTGATTTCTTACAGGCGCTTTTCAAAATCGTCGGGATTGAGGATGAGCCATCTTTTACTCGCTCTAAGGTAACAAATCAGCTGGAACAAACGCAGATGGTGCTTCTTGCGGCAAACTACCTCGATGATGAGACAATTTTGAACAAGCTCCCTTGGCTGACGCAGGAAGAAGTCGCCGAAATTCTGAAAAGAAAAGCGGCAGAGGATATTGAGCGCAGCTTCGATCCGCCGGGGATGGTGAACGATGAGACCTGATAAGGGATACGACCTCACCGAAAAAGAGTTAAAGGCGCTCGAAAAGCGGATATACGATTCTTACAAAGAAGCGTATGACGGTCTGACGGACATCATCAAGGAGTATTTCGCAAAGTTCGCAGACCGTGACGCTTCCGAAAAGGCACGGCTGGACGCTGGCGATATCACAGAGGAACAATACAAGCAATGGAGGCTTGCGCAGATCGGGCGTGGAAAGCGCTTTGAGGCGCTACGGGATAAGGTCGCAGAGCGCATGACAAATGCAAACGCTGATGCTGTTGCGTATGTCAACGATGCAACGCCGGGCATTTATAGTTTGAATCGGAATTTCGCGGCGTACACCATTGAGCAGGTGACAGGCGATGTCGGATTTGATTTATGGGACGAACAGACTGTAAAGCGCTTGATCGTGGAACAGCCGGAGCTTATGCCGTATTACCCGCCGAAAAGAGCGTTAAAACGCGGCATTGATCTGGCGTGGGGAAAAAAGCAGATCGCAGCCAGCGTCACAAGCTCCATTTTGCAGGGCAAGAGCATTAAGCACATGGCAGATGATCTACAATCCAGAATCGTAACTATGAACCGTGATTCGGCCATCCGGACAGCTCGAACGGCAGTCACGGGTGCGCAGAACGCTGGACGGATGGATTCTTACTTTGCAGCTGAAAAGATGGGGATTAAATGCCGCAAAGAGTGGATGGCGACGCTGGACGGAAGGACGCGCCATTCTCACGCGATGCTCGATGGTGAAGTCGTGGATAACGATAAGAAGTTTTTTAATGGTTGCCGTTTCCCAGGAGACCCGCAAGGAAGACCGGAAGAAATATACAACTGCCGCTGCACGCTGGCATCTGTGATAGAGGGAATTGACACATCCAGAGGACGGCGCCGCGCCAGAGATCCTGAGACAGGGCAAAACGATCTGATTGAAAATATGACTTATGCCGAGTGGGCAAGGTGGAAAAAGCGATGAACGTTGAATTTATCGACAATTCCGAAGAAGTGGAGTCCGCTATGCACGACGCGCTGATTCGCGCCCTCGAAAAGATCGGCATGACGGCTGAAAAGTACGCGAAGCGCCTTTGCCCGGTGGACACCGGCAATCTGAGGAACAGTATCACTCACCGCGTAGATGAAGGGGAACCAGCTGCATACATCGGAAGTGACACGGAATATGCCACATACGTCGAACTCGGAACAGGTAAGTATTATCCGGGCGGAAGACCTACGCCGTGGGCGTATCAGGACGCAAAGGGGGACTGGCACTGGACGGCGGGCAATAAAGCGCAGCCATATTTGAAGCCTGCAGCGGCTGACCATGCGTCCGAATACCGGCAGATCGTAGAGGATGAATTGAAAAATGGCTGAAAGTTTGCGTAAGAGAGCCTAAAATATGCGGTATAAATGTGGTAACAGTGAAGAAACGACTGTTGCCACATTTTTTGTTCTGTCGCGGCAAAGAACCGCCGACAAGGGAAAGGGAGATAGAACATGGCATTAACAAGGAAGCTCCTAAAGGGAATGGGGCTGACGGAAGAGCAGATGGACACTATCATTGAGGCGCACACCGATACCGTAGACGGGCTGAAAAGCGATCTCGCGAGGTATAAGGCAGACGCTGAAAAGCTCCCCGGAGTACAGGCGGAGTTGGAAAACATGAAGGCCAAAGGCGACGATGGCTGGAAGGATAAGCACGACAAGGTCAAAAAGGAATTTGACGACTACAAAAGAGAGCAGAAGCAGAAGGAAACCAAGAGCGCGAAGGAATCCGCGTATCGGGAACTTTTGAAGTCTGCGGGTATCAGCGAAAAGCGCATTGATTCGGTTTTGAAGGTCACCGATCTTTCATCGGTTGAATTGGAAGACGGCAAGATCAAGAACGCAGATGATTTGAAGAAGTCCATCAAGGAAGAGTGGGCAGATTTCGTTGTTACCACGAAACAGAAGGGCGCGGACACCAAAGACCCGCCCGCAAACAACGGCGGCGCTATGAGCCGGGACGACATCTTTAAGATCAAGGATGCTTCTGAACGGCAGGCAGCAATTGCCGCAAATCTCAATTTGTTCGGAAAGGAAGAATAATATGGCAGCAAAAAACAACCTGACCATGACGAGCGACGTTCAGGTAACCGCTCGTGAAATCGATTTTGTAACCCGCTTTGCGCGGAACTGGCAGCACCTGCGCGACATTCTAGGCATTATGCGCCCCATCAAAAAGCAGCCGGGTACTGTTCTGAAATCCAAGACTGCGAGCGTCACGCTTGCGAAGAGCGTCGGCGAGGGCGAAGAGATCCCCTACTCCAAAGCGACGGTCATTGAGAAGAACTACGCGAACATCAACGTCGAAAAGTACGCGAAGGCGGTTTCTATCGAGGCAATCAAGGAATACGGATATGACGTCGCAGTCGCGATGACCGACGAAGCTTTCCTGTATGAGCTTCAGACCAACGTCACGAACCGGTTCTACAACTACCTGAATACCGGTCTTCTGAGCGTCAGCGAAACCAACTGGCAGCGTGCACTTGCGATGGCGAAGGGTGCTGTTATCAACAAGTTCAAGCAGATGCACAGAACCGCGACAAACGTTGTCGGCTTTGTGAACGTCATGGACTTGTATGACTACCTTGGCGGCGCCGATATCACTATCCAGACTGAGTTCGGCTTCCAGTACATCAAGAACTTCATGGGCTACAGCACCGTGTTCCTGCTGTCTGACGAAGAAATCAAGCGCGGTCGTGTCATTGCAACTCCGGTTGAGAACATCGTTCTGTACTACATCGACCCGGCTGACAGCGATTTCGCCCGTGCCGGTCTTGACTACAGAACTGATGGCGAAACGAACCTGGTTGGTTTCCACGTGCAGGGCAACTACTCCACGGCGGTCTCCGAGTCCTTTGCGATCATGGGTATGACCCTGTTCGCGGAGTATCAGGACGGAATTGCTGTTGCTGACATTGACGAGACCCCGTCGCTCGGCACGCTGACCGTTACTTTGGCAGCCAGAACCGCAACCGGCGACACGAAGATCACAGTCAACCCGTCGAAGGAAACGGCTGGGAATGTCTACAAGTACAAGGTAGGCGATTCGGCTGAGACTGTGACTTATGGTCAGAATGTCAGAACGTGGTCGACGTGGGATGGCGAGTCCGATATCACTGCGACGACGGGCAAGAAGATCACAGTCGTTGAGGCTGACGCGACTTACAAGGCGCAGAAGGCCGGTAACGCGACGGTAACGGCGAAGTAATGGAGGTGGCGGTGTGATGCTGACTGAATTATGTGGCGTGCTTCGAAACTGGTTCGAAACTGACAGAATCAGTGGTACGTACACGGTCGAAAACGGCAGCATCACACTGCCGTTTTTGCAAAACGGACAGTTTTTCCGTGTGGTTGGCTCTGTTTTCAACGACGGAGTTCACCAATACCCGGATTACGCGATGGCAGACGAGACATTTGACGGCTCTATCTGGCCGATGTCTGTTCCTCCCGCACTTCTCTGCTTGGGAGAGGAAATCAAGGCGTGGCAGGAAAAGAACGGAGACATCGCCGCAAGCCCGTACACGTCGGAGAGTTTCGGCGGATACAGCTATTCGAAAACGACAAGCGGGTCTACAACCGGCGCTGGAATGGTAACATGGCAGTCTGCCTTTAAGTCACGCCTGAACCAATGGAGGAAGATATGAGCTTACTTGACGATTTTGCAAGACCGTGTGTCCTCTTGGACAAAAGCCGCGTGCCGGATGGAGCGGGCGGTTTCGAAACGACTTGGGTCGAGGGCGTTGAGTTTTCCAACTATCAGGCGCTTGATACGTCGATGGAGGCAAGAAGAGCCGAAAAAGAAGGCGTTACAAGCGTTTACTCGGTTCTGGTTCAGCAAAGCGTTCCTATCGAGTATAACGACTTCTTCCGGGATAAAACGACCGGCGAGACGTACCGTGTAACATCGGAGCCGGTGGCAAAGAAAACCCCACGCTCGGCCAGCTTCGATCTCAAGTATTTCACGGCAGAAAAGAAGGCGTTACCGGCATGACAAAAGATAAGGCGCTGCATGCGTGGTTTTCACAGTTCCTGACGGCGTATCCGGCTTCGAGCGTGCCGGATGATGCAATTTTTCCGTGGCTCACGTATGAGCTTATTACAGGCGCGTGGGACAGCGGAGAAATCGGGCTTACGGTGAATCTGTGGTACTACACGGAAAAGGAAGCAGAACCGAATGCCAAAGCGCAGGAAATTTCGGACGCGATCGGTTTTGGCGGCGTGTTCGTTCCGTGCGACGGCGGTGCAATTTGGATTAAGCGCGGAACGCCTTGGTGCCAGAACATCGCGGATGATTCCGACAAATACATTAAGCGGCGGTATTTGAACGTAACGGTCGAATACATTACCGCGAACTGAAAGGACTGATTTCATGGCGAAATTTACAAAAATTCCGGCGGATACGTTTAAGCAGCTGCAAATCAACGCTGGCGTTGTTTTGAGCGAATTTACGCCTGCAACCGGAACGTTTGAACCGGAGAGCCAGATCGGCGCAACTACCGGCGGCGTTACATTTTCCGCGACACCGACGTATTCTGACTACGGCTCGGATGTGGACAATTGCCCCAAGAACACAATGGAAATGAAGCGGATGGACGATGTCGAAGTGAAGCTTGTTGGTACATACGTAACGGCTACGACCGCTTCTGCGAAATCTCTTATGGCGGCGGCTGACATCGACGGCACAGATACGACGAAGGTTGTTCCTCGGCGCGATCTTTCGGCGGCTGACTTTGCGGACATCTGGCTTGTGGGCGATTATTCTGACAAGAACGGTGCAACGAATGGCGGTTTCATTGCTATTCGGCTTATGAACGCGCTGTCGACCGGCGGATTCCAGCTGAAAACAGCGGACAAAAACAAGGGGCAGATGGCGTTTGAGTACACGGCGCACTATTCGATGTCGAAGCAGGACGTTGTGCCGTATGAGGTTTATATCAAAGCAGGTACGGCTGAAACGTAAGGAGAAGAAAGTATGAAATTTTCGGAACTTAGCACGGATAGGGCAGCTGATGTTCTTTGCGAGGTCAGCGTGTACGCACTCAACATCCTGACGGACGACGAGCTTCGGGAGAGCCTGAAAGCACAGATCGACGCGGAGAAGCCGCAGACGGCGGGAGAACGGTACGCGATCGGTGCGCAGAAGATCGGGCAGTGGATTCCTCTGATTCTGAAAAAGCACCGTGAAGATACGCTTGGTATTCTGGCTGCGGTCAACGAAACGACCGTCGAGGCGATCAAAAAGCAGAGTTTTATCAAGACCATGCGGCAGATTCAGGAGATCGTCAGGGACAAAGATATGCTGGATTTTTTCAAATCGTGCGCGTCGGAGGCGAAATCGTAACGCTTGCGCTTCTGGCGGCTCCAAAGATAAGCGCGGGAGGGCTGATTCGCCTTTTGCCGATTTTGGTAAAGCGGCAGCAGGAAGAATCAGCCTTCCGTATTTATACGGCGGAGTGTTTGCGCACAATGACGGAAAACACAGCGAAATTCGCGGGCGGCAGTTTCGTACAGGCAAAATATTCCGATCTGATAGACCCGAAGCCGCAGGACAACCGAACCTGCGAAGAGATCACCGCCGAGGTTGTTAAGCGGTGCGGATTGGTGGTGAAGCATGAATCTATTTGAACTTTTTGTAAAAATCGGTGCGGATACGACCGAAGCGAATAAAGGCATTGATGAAGTCGGGCAGAAAACATCCGGGCTCGGCGAAAAGCTGAAATCAGGGCTTGCTACGGCTGGTAAAGTGGCTGTTGCAGGTGTTGCGGCTGGCGCTACTGCAATCGGAGCACTCGGGACGAAAGCGGTTGCCGCTTACGCTGACTATGAACAGCTTATGGGCGGTGTGGAAACGCTTTTCAAGGACAGCCAAGATCAGGTTATGGATTATGCGAACAACGCATATAAGACCGCTGGCCTGTCCGCAAATGAATATATGGAGACGGTAACGAGTTTCTCAGCCTCTCTGCTGCAATCTCTCGATGGAGACACAAGCGCGGCAGCGGACAAGGCGAACTTGGCAATTACCGATATGTCCGATAACGCAAACAAGATGGGTACGGACATGGCATCCATCCAAAATGCTTATCAAGGCTTTGCGAAATCGAACTATACAATGCTGGACAACTTAAAACTCGGCTACGGCGGAACGCAGGCGGAAATGGAGCGGCTGCTTGCGGACGCAGAGAAGATTTCCGGCATCAAGTACGATATTTCAAGCTATGCTGACATCGTAGATGCTATCCACGTGGTGCAGACAGAAATGGGCATCACGGGCACGACGGCAGAGGAAGCGGCAAGCACGATTCAGGGCTCGTTCGGTATGATGAAATCCGCATGGCAGAACCTTGTGACCGGCATGGCAGACCCTGACCAAGATTTAGGCGTTTTGGTCGGGAACTTTACGGATTCTGTGGTCATCGCGGGGAACAATCTGATTCCTCGGATTCAGGAGCTTTTGCCGCGTATCGTCGAAGCGACAACGTCCCTTATCGGAACGGTAAGCGAACAGTTACCGGCAATTCTGGGCACGGTACTGCCGTCTCTTGTAGAGGGCGCTACAAACCTTGTAACCGGTCTTATGGCGGCTTTGCCGTCTGTGCTGTCGGTTTTGGCGGATGTTGCGCCGACGGTCATCAACACGCTCGTTCCGGCTCTCATTGAGCTTTTGCCGCAGATCACACAGACTGGCATTGATGTCATTGTATCGCTTGCACAGGGTATTGCAGATGCGCTCCCGCAGCTGATTCCCGCCGCAACGGATGCGATTATTGAAATCGTAGAGGTCTTGACCAGTCCGGAAAACCTCGGGAACCTGATTGACGCAGCGCTTGCTATCATTCTGGCTCTCGTTGATGGGCTTGTAGATGCGACTCCAAAACTGATTGCAGCAGTTCCGGACGTTATCTCGAACCTTGTCACGGCGATCATTGCAAATATTCCGAAAATTCTTGAAGCAGGCGTGGAAATCACAATGGCGCTTGCGGATGGGCTTATCAAGGCTCTGCCAGAGCTGATCGAGGAGATTCCGAACCTGATTCTCGGTATCGTGCAGGGCATTATCGACAATCTGCCGGAGATCATCATGGCAGGCCCCAAAATCATTGCAGCCCTGGCTACCGGACTTATTGAAGCGATTCCGGATATCGTCATGGTCATTCCACAGCTGATTCGGTCTATCGTGGACACATTCCTTTCGTTTGACTGGGGAAGCATCGGCAAGAACATTGTCGAGGGAATTAAAAACGGTTTCGTGAATATGTGGAACAGTTTCAAGCAGACGGTTGAAAACGTCTTCACGGGGCTTGTGGACGGTGTGAAAAGCTTCCTCGGCATCGCGTCCCCGTCTAAGGTCTTTGCCGGTATCGGCGGATATATGGCGGAAGGGCTTGGACAGGGCTTTGATAAAGAATTCTCAAATGTCAAGCGTGGAATTCAAAGCCAACTCGATTTCGGTACGATGACCTTTGGAATGTCTTCCTTCGGTCATCTTCCGGCACTCGCCGGAGCAGGCGCGACGAACAACTACTACAACATCAATGCAGACCGGGTAAAGCAGTTTAACGACATCATCCGGATTACAGAAAATGAGCGTTTGACTTCGCGGATGGGGGTATCTGCATGAGAAGCGAAAACTTCATCGGCGCCAATCAGGAAGGGCGCATCCTCTCCGGCGGTGATACCTACAACACCACCGTCTACGTCGACCACGTCGAAGACCTCGACACCATCCTCCGCATCGCCAAAAACGCACGCATCACAACCAGAATGGGGGCGAAGTAAATGCCGACGTTTACAGTGCAGGCAAGCGGCTCGACAGCAGTCGCGAAGAACCACCCGAACACAAACTATTCAAATCTTACGCAGTACAAGCTGTTCGCGGACCCGTTTACGGGGGAAGCAGGAAACGTCAAACAAGGGGATAACATATATATTAAATTCCCTGTGCCGGGAGATGCATACAAGTTTAAGCGGGTAAGCAAAGTAACGCTTTCGTTTTACGCACAGCCGACAGAAGATAGCGGAAATGGGTACAAGCAAATCTGGACGTATGTAAATGCGTTGAAAAGCCAATTTGATACGAGCACGATAACGTATGCAACGCGACCGGAAGTCAGCCAAACATATACCGGGATTTCAGAGCATGCAGATGGAGAGTGGACTGCGCTAAACGAAATTGTGCAGCTGAACGCGGTTTTTGATTTGGCACAATACAGGAGCAAGAAGGAAGAAGTAAAAGAAGGGATAAAAAACGGGTTTGTCGTTGCGTTTCGTGGCGCTGTATCAGGAACAAGCGAAGCTGTTTTTTACGGAGAAAAGTCAACACGCAAGCCATTCCTGACGTGTGAATACTCGAATGATAATGTCGGCATAAAAGCAGACAATTTATCGCCATCGGCAGGGGCATTCGTAAATCGAACGCAAAAAAACACATTTACATGGGACGCCGAGGATGACACAGATCCCACGCAGGTTTGCTTCGCAGAGGTGAAACAAACCTCCGCTGTTTTCGAGTGGCGCGTCAAAAATGCGAGCGCCTCAAACACGATCAGCGTCTCCGGCGCGACGACCGCCTGCACAGTCCCTGCAAATACATTCCCGTCCGGGACGATCGAGTGGAGAGTAAAGGTGACGGCGAACAGCGGCACGACAACAACGTCCGCATGGCAGGAGATCACGACAACAGACGTTACCCCGACGGCCAAGCCGGTCTCCCCATCCGGCATCGTCATCGACGCCACCATCGCCAACCGCTTCTCGTGGCAGCACATCATTTCCACCGGCACGCCGCAGAGCAAGGCCGACCTGCAGTGGTCCGCCGACGGCACGACGTGGAACACCCTTGCGACCGTCGCGGGAGAAAACCAGTATTACGACGTGCCCGCGAACAAATTCACAAGCGGAACAAAATACTGGCGTGTGCGCACCTACAACACCGACGGCATTGCAGGCGAATGGAGCGATGCGGCACAGATCGTTGTGATTGCCGCGCCGACGGCTCCGAGTATCCAGATCAAGAGCACGGGTCCGCGCCCATCCATCAGCTGGCAGACCTCCGAGCAGGAGGCGTACCAGGTGGAGCTGGACGGAAAGCTTTCCGTCGGCACGCACTACGGCACGGACAAAACGTGGACAAGCCCGGCATATCTCGCGGACGGCAGTCACACGGTGCGCGTGCGCGTGCAGAATCAGTACGGCATGTGGTCCGACTGGGGCGCGGCGGCGCTTCCCGTGACCAACACGCCGGGCGCGAGTATCACGCTGAGCGTGCAGGCGTCGAGCGTAGCGGACTTAAACTGGCAGACATCCGGGAGCTATGACTTTTATCTTGTATACCGAAACGACAAGCCGATTGCAAAGCTCACCCAGACGCAGTACACCGACGAGCTGTCTTCCGGGAACGTCATATATCAGGTGCGCGGCTGCTACGCAGATTCGAGCAACTACGGCTTATCCAGCGCAGTAACGGTAACGATCACGACCGGACAGTATGTGACGCTCTACGGCATCGCGTCCGGGAAGAAAGTGATGCTCAAGCACTGCGGGCTCAAGAATCAGCCGGTGCAGAACGCGATCAACCGCGATATTCAGTACATTTTCATGTATGGCAGCACGTACCCGCACGCGGAAAGAAGCGAGTTTGTGACAAAGAAGGTCGGAGGAACGGCGGTTTTCCTTCCGGGTGAAGACAAAGCGGGCTTTGACGCGCTGATTGGCGAATTGGTGTGCCTGAAAACGCAGTCCGGCGAGATGGTCATCGGCTATCTGAACGAGACAAGCGATACGTCGAGAGTGAACCCGGATAAATCCGTCGTCAACTTCTCGATTCAGCAGATCGACTACGCGGAGGTGATCGACATTGATTCGTGACGTATCCTACCGCGTGGCGGTTTTACGAAATGGCGGAGAGGTATCGGCGCTTTCGTGGGCGGTGGGAAATGACCCAACGGTTTATTTCGATGCGTCCGGCGAGATCAAGTCGAGCTTTTCCGGCGAGTTCTATGTGAATCCCATTGTAGACCTGCTGTCAGACGAAATTCAGCCGATTTTGACCGTGGACGGCACGGAATATCCCCTCGGGGTGTTCCGCGCCGCGACGGTGACCACAACGGTCACAAAATACGGAAAGACGGTCAAGGTAGAGGCGTATGACCGATGCTGGCTGCTCAAAAGCAACAAAACGCAGACGAGGGTGCATTATGCAAAGGGCACGTCTTACTTGACGGTTGTTCAGCAGATTTTGACAACGTGCGGTGTGGCACTGGCTATCACGACAGCTTCTGCGGCAATGCTTGCCACAGACCGCGAGGACTGGGAGATCGGAACAGATTATCTGACGATCTGCAATGACCTTCTGGCGGAGATCAACTACAAGCCTGTGTGGTTCGACGTGCAGGGTATCGCCCATATCGAGCCGTATACACAGGCGCTTGCGGCAAACATCAAGCACCGATACGGCGGGACGGAGATTTTGAGACCGATCTCTGCAGATGCTTCGGAGGAAACGGACATCTTTTCCACTCCGAATGTTTTTGTGTGCGTCTGCTCGAATCCGGACTTGGACGATGCGCTTGTGGCGACGGCAGTAAACGAATCGCCGTCGTCTGCGACCTCAACATTCAAACGGAATATGCGAATCGTTCAGGTGACGAAGGTCGACAATGTTGCATCTCAGGAAGAATTGCAAACTATCGCGAACCGGCTGATGAGCGAGTCGCAGCAGACGGTAAAAACAATCAGTTTCGAGACATTTTCTGAGGGAAATCACGGCATCGGGGACGCGGTCTCCATTGACCATCCGGATATCGGCGGAATCTATGAGGAAACCGCTTGGAGCATCACGCTTGGAGCGGGAGAGTTGATGAAACACACAGCGAAAAGGACGGTGATTGCATGATTCCGGGCTTATCGACGCGGAAAGAAAAGAAAGTAACAGCGCCGACATTTGACCTTGCGACGGTCGGCGCGGTGTATTCCGACGGTTTGAGCCTGATTTTTGACGGCAGCACGACGGCAAGCGAAAAGCATTACAAATGCAACACATCGATTTCGTTCAAGGCGGGCGACCGCGTGAAGATTTCGAAGATTTCCGGCTCTTACGTGGTGGATTACGTCGTCGGAATCCCAAAAACATAGGGGGTGATTAAGTGTTTCAGAAAATTGCAAACGCTTTATCGGTGGAAGTAGAGGGAACTGACCTGACGAAAGCGACGAAGCTTGAGTTTTACGTAAGGCAGGGATGTTCCTTCTTCCAGTACGAACCTACAGTAGTAGACGAAACGCACCTGCTTGTAAAAATCCCGTATGCAGACGCGATGCGGCTGCAAGCAAGCACCGTAAGGCTGCAGCTTGCATTAACGGATGGCGACGGAAACCCGATGGCGGCTGAAATCGTGCAGACGGACGCAAAGCGGTTTTTGAAGGAGGCGGGATATGATTAAAATGACGCTTTCCCAGCCGGAGATCAAGATGAAGATTGCCCCGGCGAAGGTGGTTTATCAGGGTGGCGGGGGCATCCAGTCGGCACAGATCGACGCGATCCTCGTGATGACAAAATCAGAATATGACGCGCTGGACAAAAAGGACGCGCGGACACTGTATCTGTTGGAGGGGTAACATGCTGGCAGTTGGACTCAAACGCATTCTGGAGCTGTTCATCGGCTCCATGGGCATCAAATCCGCCCACCTGGGCACGAAAACCATCTACGAAAGACCGGGCGGATTTTTGTACATTGAACTCACAAGCGAAGAAAGGGGATAAATCCAGATGGCAAGTTTTTTTAATCTGACACTTGATACGCTGGCACCTGCCGGCCTATCGCTGATCCTGAACGACGGTGCACAGTACGCGACCAGCGCGACCGTCACGGCGAAGATCTCTGTCTCCGACGAGACAACGACGGGCTACCAGATGAAGATCTGGGGCACGAAGACGGCGGAGACCGAGGCGGAAGCGTCGTGGGAGACATTCGCCACGACAAAATCCATCACGCTGCCCGACGGCGACGGCCTCAAGACGATCTATGTCAAGATGCGCGACGACGTCGGCAACGAAACGGCCGCAGTCAGCGACACGATCACGCTCAACACGTCGATTCCTGCCGTGACCATCACCGGCCCCGACAAGAGCAGGATCTCGAAGGTCACGGGCTACGATGCAGCGGCGTTCTCCTTCGTCTGCGACGTGGACTTTGAGGAATACACCATTCGCGTCGTCCCGGCGACGAGCAGCCTGCACACGGCGGGCACGCAGATCCCGACGACGGGCGGCTCCACCAACGTCAGCGGCACGGAGGGAGGCTACAAGAAGAACACCGCCATCAACGTCACTGTCAAGGGCGCGGACCTCGAGGCAGCGTCTTCCGGCGACGGCACGAAGATCGTCAAGGTCTTCGTCAAGAACGCCGCCGGGGCCTGGGG